CTACTAATGTCAGATAAAAAGAACAAAATTGATAACAGAATTAACGTAACTGTTACTAAAAAAGATGACTTAGGTTTATCTCCAGCAGAGATGAGAGAGAACAGAAAAAGAAAAAATCTTGGTAGGACACCGAACAAGATGGCTCCTTCGGTTAAGGTAAAGAGCGAAACCGAAAAAAATTTGAAAAGATTAGAAGAGATTAAGAAAAATCAAGCAGCAGAAGATGCCGCTAGAAAGAAAAAAGCAGTGGGTAAAAGCACTGGTGTTCGTATGGGTGGTAAGTTTCAAGGTATAAGAAAGAATGTACTGAAGCGTATGAACATGGGTGGTGTCATGAAAAACAGAGGCGGGACTTTTAAAGGCGTATTCTAATGGCTGGTAAAAAAGGCATGAGGCAAAGAGAAAAGGTCATGTATGACCCGTACAACTTTGCTGCCGTTACTGAAAAGTTTAGAGCAGAACAAAAGGCAGAGAAAGCTAGGTTAGACGCAAACAAAGCTAAAGAAAGAGCCTCTACACTAAAAGTTAAAAAACAAGCGTTGAACAAAGTAAAACAAAACCAACGTAAGATAACTACGGAATTATCAAAACAAATAAAAGGTGGACAGAAACAGTTAGATAAACAAGTCAAAAGACTAGAAAAAACCACGGTTACTGGTCCGTTAGGCGGTGAGGTAAAGATCAAGACTTTAAAAAAGATTACTGGTGGTGCACCAGGTTTGAACAAAGGTCCACGAAGCAAGATGTATATAGGTAAAAAAATGAACATGGGTGGTGTAATGAAAAACCGTGGTGGAACATTCAAGGGAGTCTATTAATGTCAGATGAAGCAGATAGAAGAAGAGCATATGCTGAATTAGCGGGACGGGGACAGCCAGTTCCGGGTAAGAACTTTGGTGTGATACCACCAAAAGGGAAAGCCGTACCATCGACCAAGGGTCCTGCTAAGATGAAGGGACCTTTCAAACCAAAGCAGTTAGATTTATTTAAGAGAAAGGCGGGTGGTTATACAGTGACTAATCGTTTTTCAAAGATTATGTTACCAGAAAAGAAAAGAACAACTAGGATTACATAATGGCAGAACCGTATTTTCCAGGTGGCCCAAGACCACAAAGTTTAGGAAAAACATTAGAGGACTTACAAAGAATTGGTAAGGGGTTACTGGTTGGAGAAACTGCGGACATACTTGGTTTACCTGCTGACCTAACTGGTCTTTACTATGATGTAAGATACGGACAGACACCTAAAGGTATACAAAGTTTAATAGATCGTTTTGGTTCTGAAGCTCTTGCGAAGAGATTCATGGGTGAGGAATTTCCAGAGTTTGGTATGAACTTGGAGAGTGCTGGTCGAATCATGGCTCCTGGAGCATTGTTAAGTAAGGGTATTGCTTCTGCCAGATTAGCCGCCAGATTAAAAAACAGACCACCATCTGATGGTGGGGTTGGTGGTCAACAGTTTGCTTTTGCGGGAGCAGGTGCAAGCAAAATACCACCAACAACTGGTGAGACTTTAATGATGACAGCGGGTGATGACTTACCAGCTGCACCAATAGAACCAGAAAAAGCACAAATTTTTGAAGATGATTACTTAAAACAAAATGTTTCTAAATCAGCAGAGATAAGTAGAGATGGTGTTTTCTTTTCTAATTTACTTCAAGAGATAGAGAATATAGGCACAGGTCAAAGTCAACTTGGTGAGTTAGTTTCAGAAAGATTACCCATATATAAAAAAGATGCCGATGGTAACTTGGTTAAAGATAAGAAGGGAAAACCGATTCCAGAAAAAGGTCCTGATGGCAGAGTTCTATTTGGAACTGACACAAGAACTAGAATCAAAGGAATAGATTTTAACAAAAATCCAACAGGTGCACAAATTTTAGGAACATTTAAGCAATTAAAAGGTGGTATAAACAATAGATTATATAAAGAAGCAGAAGAAGTTGGCTTGATACGTTACTTAGAGCTAAACCCAGATGAAGTGTTTGGAGCAAATGCAGGCAAAGAAAAGTTATACAATATTGCATCACAGTTTACGCCAGAGTTAGATACTAAGATTTACAAGGAGTCAGACACATTAGCTCTTGACTCACAGATTTCAAAATTAAAAAACGATGTAGCGGAACCAAACTTAAGTCAAGAACAAAAAACTGATCTTTTTAATCAAATTAGAGATCTTGAGGCACAGAAGAGACAATCTCAAGTAGGTATGAGTAACAGAACTGCACAGAGAATAGATCCTGGGGGTGATGCCGTTTACGATGTTGTCCACACTATTTTTGGAACTGGAGCTAAAGGTGATGAGGTTGTTGGAGCGAGTATCGACAAACTTGGTGAAACACAAGAAGCAAAGAAAGCATTAATACAGTTAGAAGAGTTTTTTAAAGCTGCGGGTGACACAAGTAGTTTGAAAAAATTACAAAAAGCATATAGTGAGCATGGTTTTGATTCTGCTGTTGATGGTGGTTACTATGCACACACAAGAGCTGTTGATGGTTTTATGGGTTTTGAACTGGGCCCCAACGCACCAAAATTAGAAGATTCTAGATTTGTGAACGAGTTACAGATCAATCAAGGATTACTAAAAGAAAGAAAAATTATTCAAGACTCTCCAGAAAGAACAGCAGAGGTTCAAAGAAACTTAGCAAAGTTAGACAACGCAGAAGCAGAATCTCTTAAAATTTCTGACAGAGCTAGAGTTGATTATGCAGATGGTAAAATTACTAGAGATGAGCTTAATGATATTTCTGATAGAGAGGCTAAAAAACAACAAGCTATAAAAAATATAAAAACGGCAGAACGTAAAAAGATAATGAGAGAAAATGACATCCTATTGAACTCAACATTAATGGATGTACAACAAATTCTTAAGTTGGATGAAACAGAAGATGTTGGTATTCTTGCTTTCAGTGAGAAAAAAGCAAAACTAAGACAAAACGTTACAGATGCAGAAACAGAGATAAGTAATCTAAAAACAGAAGCAGAGAACATAAATAGAGCTCAAGATCCTTTGAAACAAAAAGTTTTTAAAGTTGATAATGATATAAATAATTTTAGATTTTTGAATGAGTCACACAGAACAAATAAACAAGCAGTAGACAATTTTTTTGATGAAGATGTTGAAAATATTGTAAACAACGAAGAGCTTTTTTCTTCTTATGGAGAATACGAACCGTCAAGAATTAGTGTTTCAATAAGAGGTGATGACGAGACTCTTAAGATTATAGAAACTTTACCGGGTTCAATTAAAAATTTTCTTCAAAACAGATTCACTGTTGACGATACAAAAAGCATGATAATGAAAAGAGCGGATCGAATAGGAAATTCAGGACAAGTAGTAGATGAGATACGAAGAAGATTTAATGTTACTGGAGATGCTTTTGAAAGAAATCCTTTACATGTCTTTTTAACTCAAGGTGCTAGAGAAAGTATAATAGATTCTGAAATGATGATAGATCATTACAGAACAGTTGAAAAACTAACACAAGAGGGAAAATTAAATTCAGATATGTTCAACCTTGAGATAGAAGGAGGTTTTGGAGAAGTTAGAGGTGGAGGAAGATCAGCACCTTTGTTTCCTAAAAGTAATTTAGATTATGCTAAGTATGTACAAATGAAACTCTTAGATAACCCTAACTACTTTAACGACTCTAAAAATGTATCTAAGTTTTTTAAAGATGCTTATAGAAATCATGGAAGAACATTAGAAAAGAATTTTCTAAAAGCAGATATAGCAAAGAGACTAGTTAATAGTAATGAGTTCAGAAGATTAGTTGGTGAAGATAATATAAAAGAGTTAGCACAAAGAGTTGAGGTCGCTGATAGTCAAAAGTTATCTAGGATTGATCCAGAAAGAAAAAAGATTTATCAAGATTTTCTAGCTGATGCAGATATAAATCTTAATGATAAATCGGCTAAAGGAACTAAAATTATAGAAAAAATAGTAAACGATTCGATAGATGAGTATACAAAACGAACAAACAACATACCTATACCAGAAGGTCAAGGTGCACATCGAATTACAAGAAGAAAAATATCAGATCCTGGACAGGCAGGTATTCAAAATATCGTAGACTTCAACTATAAAAAACCTGGAAAACAAAACATATTAAAAAGATTTGTTGCTCCAGAGAAAGGCACTGTTGAGTTTAATTTTGTAACCCCAACTCCAGAAGATTTAAAAAAACAAGTTAAAAGAGATTTTTTGGTTAATGTGCATTATAACGTGGTTTCAGAATCTGCTAATCCAGTCATAGACAGTATGGCACATCAAGAAGCTATTACTAGATTAGATGAAGAAAGAAACATATTAGCTAATAGATACACAGAGACACAAAAGAAATTACAACAAGCACAAAACGATTTGAGACCTCTTGAAAAGAGAGGAGCTATGTTGAAGTTAGTAGATAACTTAGGAGACAAAGTACCAGAAAAAGTAAAAGAATCACTGAAAAAGTCGTTGGCTCATGTTGATCCAAATCAATCTTTCTCTTTCCAAAAGAATCCACCAGTTCAAGACTCACAACAAGGTTTAGAATTGATGGTTCATAAAACAATATTAGATGCTAAAAAAGAGGGGAAGAGATATGTTATCTTTCCAAAGATAGCTGACTATGCTGCTCCTCGTACTGCGGGAGATCCTAAAAAATATAACTTTGCAGCAGGTGCTAAACAACTAGGTAGTATTTTAGAGAAATACGGTGATGCTTATTTCAAAAAATCAAATCTATATAGCTCGGCATCTGATCTACCCACAGATTCATCAAGAATAATGGAGATAGGAAAAGTTCGTAGTTCAACTGTTGAAAGTGATGCTGATTTTTTTAGAGTTATTGATCTAAGCAAAATAGATTCTAATATAAAGATACCAAGATTCAAAAAAGGTGGTATATTAAGTAAATTTAGAAAGGTAGCGTGATGGCAGAAGAACGACAGATAGCTCCGATGGTAGAAAAAGAAATAGGTGCAGGTGGACCTGGTTTCATAGCAGAATCTGATAGTCTACAGATAGAAGTAGACGATGCTCCACCAATGTTACCAGAAGGTATTGAGCTTGACACTGGCGAACAAATGGAAGTTGTGGCAGAGCCATACAATCACGAAGCCAATCTTGCAGAAGTTTTAGAAGATGGTGTACTAGCATCCATCGCATCTGATTTACAGTCCAAAGTAAAAGAGGACATGGAGTCAAGATCAGATTGGGAAGAAGCTATAGCCAAAGGATTGAACTTACTTGGTATAAACTATGAAGATAGAAGCGATCCATTTTTGGGTGCAAGTGGTGTAACACATCCATTGTTATCAGAAGCAACAACACAGTTTCAGTCTCAAGCTTACAAAGAAATGTTACCTAGTGGCGGCCCAGTAAAAACACAAATACTTGGTGTTGCTACTAAACAAACAGAAGATCAAGCACAGAGAGTAAAAGATTACATGAACTATCAGATTACTGAAGTCATGGAAGAATATGATCAAGACACAGATCAGATGTTATTTTATTTACCACTCACTGGTTCTACATTTAAAAAAGTGTACTTTGATCCTACAAAACAAAGAGCGGTATCTAAGTTTGTGCCAGCAGAAGATTTGATTGTTCCGTACTCTGCTTCTGATATTAGGACGGCAGAACGAGTAACACACATGGTGCGAATGAGTTACAATGATATCCGTAAATTACAAGTTGCGGGAGTGTATAAAGATGTTGAATTATCTGCAAAAAACTCTGGAGAAGATGAAGGAGCCATCCAAGAAACTACTGATGAGCTTCAAGGACTACATCCTAATTATTCAGACGACAGCTACACCTTACTTGAAGTCCATGTTGACTTGGACTTGGAAGGTTTTGAAGATTTGGATAGTCAAGGGGAGCCTTCGGGTATTATGCTCCCTTATATTGTCACCATTGATCAAGGTTCAAATCAAGTTTTATCAGTGGTTAGAAATTTTAGAGAGCAAGATCCATTAAAGCGAAAGAGACAATACTTTGTTCACTTCAAGTTTCTACCGGGTTTTGGATTCTATGGTTTTGGTCTTTTACACACAATCGGTGGATTATCTCGTGCCGCCACATCTATACTGAGACAATTAATAGATGCAGGCACATTATCAAACTTGCCTGCTGGGTTTAAAGCAAGAGGTGTTAGAATTAGAAATGATGACGAACCTCTCAACCCGGGTGAGTTTAGAGATATAGACGTTCCAGGTGGTGACTTGAAAAACTCTATTATCCCCTTGCCCTACAAAGAACCATCTGGAACACTAGCACAACTTTTAGGGGTAGTTGTTGACTCTGGTAGACGTTTTGCACAAGTTGCAGACGCAAAAATAAGTGATGTAAATTCTCAAGCACCTGTTGGAACGACAGTTGCGTTGATTGAACAAGGCTCAAAGATTATTTCTAGTATACACAAGCGTTTACATTACGCACAAAAACAAGAATTTCGTATGTTAGCAGAGATTTTTTCAGAAAACCCAGTACCTTATCCGTATTTTGTAGGTAATGTTGCACCACAAATCATGCAAAATGACTTCGATGGTCGTGTAGATATACTTCCAGTGTCAGATCCAAATATATTTTCTATGTCACAACGTCTATCGTTAGCACAAACACAGTTGCAACTGGCACAAGCTAACCCACAAATACACAATCAGTACGAAGCGTACCGAAGAATGTATGATGCACTTGATGTAAAGAACATAGATAGTATTTTACCACCACCTCAACCACCTCAACCAGTGGATCCAGCGACAGAAAACGCTAATTCCATGAAAGGTGCACCACTTCAAGTGTTTCCACAACAAGATCACGAAGCACATTTGATGGTTCATGCTATGTTTTTGTCAAACATGGTAGCACAAGCCAATCCACAAGGGTTTTTGTTGCTACAATCCCATGTTCAAGAGCATGTTAGTGCGTTAGCAAGAGATCAAGTGACTAAATTCTTTCAAACAATGATGCAAGAAGCCATGCAAAAGGGCGAACAGCCACCACAAATTGCACCAGAAGCCGTTGAAGCAGCGATTTCGCAACAAATTGGAGAAATATTGAAGGAAATCATGCCTATGATTGAGCCTGCACAAAAACCAGACCCACTTGTAGCGATAAGAGAGAAAGAATTAGAGAATGACACTGCTGATCTACAAAGAAGATCTATAAATGACATGATGAACTTTCAAATAGACTCAGCAAAACTAGCACAGGCGTATGAGTTGGCACAACAAAGAACTAAAACTCAAGAACAAATTGCAGAAGACAGAAATGATGTAAATATTTACAGAATAAATACACAGGCCTCTTTAAAAGGTAGGTAAAGATGGATCCAGCTACCATATCTCTGGCTGTAGGCGTAGCATCAAAGGCTTTTGATGCAATTAAAAAAGGATTTGCCGTTGGGCGTGATATAGAACAAATGTCTGGAGACATCGGTAGATGGATGGGAGCTGTATCTGATGTTGATAATGCCGAAAAACAAGCTAAAAATCCTCCCTTGTTTGGCAAATTGTTTAAAGCTGGTTCAATTGAGGAAGCAGCTCTCGCTGCTTATGCAGCCAAGAAGAAACTTGAGGAACAAAGGTACGAACTCAAGATGTTTCTGAACATGACGTATGGCCCACAAGCCTATAATGATCTTTTGGCTATGGAAGGTCAGATAAGAAAACAACGTCAAGAAACAGTTTATAAACAACAACAACTTCGAAGACAGATAGGTGAGGCAATCGGTTGGTTGATCTGTGCTCTTTTAGTTGGTGGGTTTGCCGTGTTGATTGCTAGTGTTTGGATCAAACGAGCAAATGCTTATCAGTACAAGCCAAAAGAATATTCAACACAACAGAAAACATGGCGTAATCCAGATCCCAAAAAGTATACAACTTGTAGACTTAAGAAGAGAATTACGTCAAAATATACAAATAAAAGAGCTTGTATTTATGAAGGTGGAAATAGGACTTTCACAATGTTGATTGAAACATGGTGTCCAACAAAATATAAATGTGTATATGATCCAAACGGAACTGAACCAGATATAGACAAAGTTATGGAGAGTTTAAGGAGTATAGGAAACAAATGATAGAAGAAAAGAAAAAGCCAGTTAGTGTAAGTATTGATGAGAACAGCTTTGAGTTGTCTTTAAGAATCTTAAGTAATGAATTTGTTGCAATAAAGATTGGCTCAACAAACTTTTCTGGTAAACTTATAGCAGGTGGGGTTTTATTATTATTTTTTACTCTCATCTTATTAGAGGGTTTTGGTTTGAATGAGTTACTAATACAATGAACGTAGAGACATTTTTAAAATGGAAGATTCTCCCGAGATTGATGATGCTCGTGAGTACGATCATGTCGTGGAGATGTGCAGAATGGTTCATGCAACTCGATTCGCCAACTGCTAGTCAATCCGCGTTTGTGTCAGTGGTCATGGGCGTTATGACAGGCGTTTTCGGTATTTGGATGGGTCACGAACATAAAGGAGATAATAATGTTACAAGCACTGATAGGTCCAGTAACAGGTCTACTGGATAAGTTTATACCAGATGCAGACAAAAAGGCAGAACTCGCTCATAAGATAGCCACTATGTCTGAAAGACATGCCCAGGAATTGGCACTCGCTCAGATAGAAGTTTTAAAAGAAGATGCCAAAGGCAACTGGTTTCAATCGTCCTGGAGACCCTTGATTGGTTGGATTTCAGGACTATCGTTGGGTATAAATTACATGGTAGCACCAATTTGTGCAGGTTTTGGAATTACAATACCACAAGCAGACATGTCTGTTATGATGCCTTTAATGTTTGGTATGCTCGGCATTGGTGGAATGAGGAGTTATGACAAGATGAAAAAGACGGATACGAAGAAATGAAAAATGTGAATAAATGCCCAGAATGTGGGTTTGAATTACCAGAAGGAGACTTCTGTCCAACATGTAGAGTGAGAAGATGACAAGATGAATGAAGATGAAATGTGCTACATACATAAAATAGCGTATACAAAAACAGAAACAGAAGAACCGATACCATTTGCAGGTGTTGTAAAACTTACTACTTACAAATGCCCTATGTGTTCTCATCCAATTGAAGGTGTTGAGTATGAAAAAGAAAGATCCTAAAGTTGGAACTGGAAAAAAACCAAAAGGTTCTGATAGACGTTTATACACTGACGAGAACCCTAAAGACACAGTTAGAATTAAATTCGCTACTCCAGCAGATGCTAGAGCGACAGTCGCAAAAGTTAAAAGAGTTAACAAGCCTTTTGCAAGAAAGATCCAGATACTAACTGTCATGGAACAAAGGGCAAAAGTCATGGGAAAAAACGAAGTAGTAAAGATTGCTAAAGCTGGAAAAGAAAGTATAAGGAGGCAAAAAGCATGACAAGAATAAGACAGTTTGCAAATGACATGGGAATATCATACAATAAGGCAAAGAATCTTGTCCAAAAGGGCAAAAAACGAAAAGATGGTGGATCAAATATATTGGAGAACACGATGCAAAAAACAAAAATGATGAAAGCTGCCAACGGTAAAATAACCAAGTTAAAGAAGAAAATCACTAATAAAGCAAAGATGGGTAACTTTAAAAACATTGTGAACGCATCAGTTTCAGGTAAGATTACTCCAGAAGAAGCAGAAAAAGCCATAAGAAAAATAGTGATAAGTAAAAAAGAGGGTGGTGCTACTGAATTTGGAATGTTGAGTGTTAAAGCTGGTATAGACAATAATCCAAAGCCAACTCAAGCAGATAGAATAGCAGGAGCCACTAAAGGAAAGAAGATGAAGTTGGGTGGTGTAGCTCGTGGTGGTGGAGCCGCTATAAGTGGAACTGGATTTAAAGGGGTCTATTAGTGAGTGAGTTTGACCTAAGTGGAGACACCTCTGCTGATTATGGTTTTGACGGCAGTGATAGTTTTTCTTTAGGAAGTGAAAATGTATCTGCCACTGGTCCTTCTGGTGATTCTGGTGGCACAGACAGTCAGTTTTTTGGTGGTAGCGACTTTAATACAATGGATTTTGGTCGTGGATCTGTCTCAAACGTAATAAATGCCGCTAACTATGATCCTAACTTCGCTGCTTTAGGTATGATAGGTAGAGGTCTAACTCCTAACATGGACTTGCGTAATCAAATATCATTTGATGTTCCGCCCTCAATGTTACCACAAGTTCCAGGTGATTTAATCATGAATGAAGCTGGTGACAGACAAATGTATTATTCAGAAGCTGAGAAATTTTTACAAGAAACTGCACCAGAAATAGTTCGAGGTTTTCAAAGTGTTGGTATTGGTAGTTTAATAAATAGACTTGGCACAGGTATTTCAGAAGCATTTTCAGATGCAAAAAGAGCCATTGGTCTGGATGGTGGTGCACAAGGTGGTTTAAAAACTTCAGATTTTACTGGAATGATGAGCACTAGAGATGACAGATCTAGTGGAACGATGCAGATGTCAGATATGTCACAAGAAGGCGCTGGAATAAGTGTAACAGATCCGGTTGTTACTACACCAAACGTAACCATGGGAACAATTCCTCGAGTAAGTCCTACATTTGATGCCTTTGGTAATGTTACGAGAGATGCAAACATGTCTAGACTTGCAGATCAGTTTGGTCAAATTAATGCAGGTATAGCTAGTGTGGCTCCGAATATGGCACGAGATGCAAATATACAAGTTGCAGATGCTTCACAACTTTTAAATCCACAAGCTATATCACAAGGACTTAATTATTTGGCAGGTCCTCAAATTCAAGAATTTTTTAGAGGTGTAACTAACAATCCAAATACTACAATTCGATTAGGACCTGGATTTGACATGAATAAACAAAAAGCAGACGACAATATCTTTAGTATTAACATTCCTTTTTCTACTGGATAATTCGTGAAAGTCACAGATTTTTTATATAAATATCAAAAATCCTTGAATGATAGGATAAATGAGATTAGTATGGCTTTGACTAGTGGTAACGCTTCTGATATGGCTAGTTATAAAGCAATGGTAGGAGAAATACAGGGTCTATCCTACGCATTAGAACAGTTAAGAACCCTGCTGGAGAAGACAGACAATGACATTGATAGTACCTGAGTACGTTCTTAGACAACGAGAAGCTAAGAAAAAAGCAGACGAAGCAGCAAAAGAATTATCCTTAAAAGACAGAGTACCAAAACCTACTGGATGGCGTATATTAGTTATGCCGTACATGGGTAAAGAAAAAACAGATGGTGGTATTCATGTCCCAGATTCCATAAGAGAGAAAGAATCAAGAGCCACAGTTGTGGCTTATGTTGTTAAAGTGGGGCCTCTTGCTTACAAGGATATAGACAAATTTGGAACTGATGGTGATTGGTGTAAAGAAGGCGATTGGGTGTGCATAGGTCGCTACGCTGGGTCACGGTTTCAGATAGAGGGTGGTGAAGTTAGAATAATCAATGACGATGAAGTCATTGCAACCATTGTCAATCCCGATGACATCAAAACATACGGAGCTTAATGTATGCAAAATGCAAAACAAGAAGAACTTTTTGAAGAAGTGGAGGTTATAGATGACGGAGATAAAGAGGAAAAGGGGACGACCACCGAAGATCAAGTTGTCGGAGATACCCAAACCACAACCCAGAATCAAGAGCAGATGGCAGATGATGATGACTTGTCTGAATATTCCGACTCTGTTAAGAAACGTATTAGCAAGCTTACGAATCGTTTTCGAGAAGAAGAACGACAGCGAAAGGCTGCACTCGACTATGCAGAATCTGTCAAAAAACAGAACGAAGACCTCAAAGCGAGGCTAGATAAATTAGACACTAATTATGTCGGTGAGTTTGATACACGAGTAACTGCACAAGCACAAGCTGCAAAAGAAGCGTATAAAAAAGCGTTAGAGTCTGGTGATGCAGACGCTTTATATGACGCTCAACAAAATATTTCTAGAATTGCTATGGAAGAAGCAAATCTAAAAAGATTAAAAGCAGATCGTGAAGAACAAGCAAAAAAACAAGAAACAGTTCAAGCTCAACCTCAAGCTCAACCTCAAGCTCAACCAAAACCAGATCCCAGAGCCGAAAGATGGGCACAAGATAACGAGTGGTTTGGTCAAGATCAAACAATGACTTATGCAGCTTTTGGTATACATAAGACATTAATTGAACAAGAAGGATTTGACCCAAGCAGTGAAGAGTATTACACTGAACTTGATAATAGAATTAGATCCGAGTTCTCACATAAGTTTTCGGATAATAGAAAATCTAATGCTCCTAGAGTTGCCTCTGCTGGTAATACGGCATCAAGGTCAGGAGCAAAGAAGAGTAGAACAGTCAAGCTGACTCCATCGCAGATTGCGATAGCAAAAAGATTGGGTGTTCCTTTAGAAGAATATGCAAAGCATGTGAAGGAGTAAGAATATGGCTACTACAAACAGAATTTCACGAGAGACCACAAGTCGTGCAAATACCTCAAGGAGAAAACCTTGGCAACCTCCAGCAAAGTTGGATGCTCCTCCAGCTCCAGATGGATATGAACATAGATGGATCAGAACTGCTATCCGTGGTGAGGATGATAAATCGAATGTTTTTTCCAGAATGAGAGAGGGATGGGAACCAGTTAAAGCCGATGAATACGGTGATGTAGCTGCAAAGTATCCAGTTATTGAAGAGGGTAAAAACAAAGGGATTATCGGTGTCGGTGGTTTAATGTTGGCACGAATACCCACAGAAACGGTGCAAGAGAGAACTGAATATTTTCGGGATCAGACCCGCAATCAAATGACAGCCGTGGATGAAAACTTGATGAGGGAACAACATCCCTCGATGCCTATCCATAAACCAGATAGGCAAAGTCGTGTAACCTTCGGTAAAGGAAGTAAGATGAATACTTCTGAATCCGATTAACTTTTAGAAGGAGCAATAAATGGCTAATGTCAATGTAGCTTTTGGATTTAAGCCTGTTGGAAAACATGGTTCAAGTCCAGCGACTCAAGGTACGAGTCAATACTTTATTGCTAGTGACGCTTCCGCGATCTTTCAAGGTTCACCAGTCAAAGCCGAGTTAACTGGCGGAACTATTCAGATCGCTTCTGCTTCTGGTAACGGAGACCAATTCGTTGGTATCTTTGCTGGATGTGAGTATGTGGATGCCTCTACTGGCAAATTAAGGTTCAACAATACCTGGCCTGGAAGTGGGTCAGCTAATACGAACTTTGATATCAAAGGGTTTGTGTATGATGATCCATCACAGAGATTTATTATCGCAAGTGACGGAACAAACACTGACAGAGCAACTGCTAAAGCAGATATCTTTAAGACTGCTGATATAGCAAGTGGAGCAAGTGGTAATACTACAACTGGTATTTCTTCTGCTGTATTAGACATATCAACTGCTGAAGATACAGATACATCAAATTGTGTGATGATTTTAGGGATCCACGAAGATGTAACTAATGCTGATCACAGTGCCGCTGGTGTTTCATACATAGTGAAAATCAACAACCATGCGTTAAGCGGATCTGACGCTGACGCTACTGCATCTTAAGGAGGGTCTAGTATGG